ATTCATATATTTAAATTTGTAAATCTCGCTATTTTGAATCTTTTTAAAATTATTAACTGCTGTTTCTAAAGGTGCGTTCTCTTCCATCCCTCATCCTCCTCGCGCCACATAGGCGTTATTAATCACAATACAACTTTGCCCATTACTTTAATATTACTAAACGAAGCGACTTTGATATCATCATACTTCGGATTTAGAGATACCAAATTAATATAGTCTTCGCATATATCTACACGCTTGATAAGACTTACTCCATCTAATACAACGAGTGCAATTGTACCATCTTTAATAGAATCTTCTTTCTTAATAAAAGCGTATGTTCCTTGTTTTAACATAGGTTCCATTGAATCACCATTAACTAAAATACAAAAATCAGCATTTGATGGCGTTTCGTCTTCTTTAAAAAATACTTCTTCATGCAATATGTCATCATATAATTCTTCTCCTATGCCAGCACCAGTTGCACCACATGCAATATACGATACTAGTTTAGACTCTTTATATTCATCTATAGAAGTGACTTTATTCTGTTCATCTAATTGCTCATTTGCGTAGTTAAGTACGTTTTCTTGGCGGGGAGGTGTGAGTTTGTTGTATATGGAAGTGATGTCGTTTTTTTTATTATTTCTTGTAGGAAACAAATCATCGATACTGATATTTAAAATATGAGCAATTTCAAACAAATCATCTTGTTTAGGAGTTCTGTACCCTGTCTCATAATTTGAAATAGTAGCTTTTTTAGTGTTGAGTTTTTCTCCAAGTTGATCTTGAGTTAAGTTCAATTTGGTTCTATAGTATCTGATTTTATTGCCTATAAATTTCGCTAATTCTTTTTTATCCATTTTCTTACCTCCTTAAATTTACCTATAGTATAACCCAATTATTTTTGGTATTCAACAAAAAAATACACGAAAAGCAAACTTTTATGTTGACTCAAGTACACGTATCGTGTATAGTAGGTTTTGTAAGCGGGAGGTGACAACATGCAATGGAATTTAATAAAGTTGAGAAAAGAAAGAAAGTGTACTCAAGAAGATTTAGCAAACCTCTTGAATATATCAACTGAAGGTTATCGTTTAAAAGAATTAGGAAAGCATCAATTTAAGAATGATGAGATGTTTATTATCGCTGATTTTTTTGACGAAAATATTGGAGATATTTTTTTACCCACAAAGTACACGAAACGCAAACAAACATCTTAAAGGAGACATAACAAATGCAAGACCAATCATTAAAATTAGTAAAACTACAACTAAAATATCATAACCTTTCAGGACAAATTGAAGCTTATGATAAATCACTTAAAGAAATAAGATACACTCGAGATCTTTTCAACAAACATCTAAGCATGAATAACGAAGACGCATTTGCTGGTTTGGAAATGGTAGAAGATGAAATTACTAAAAAGCTACGAAGTGCTATCAAAGAGTTCCAAAAAGTAGTGAAAGCGTTAGACAAGCTTAACGGTGTTGAAAGCGATAACAAAGTTACTGATTTAACAGAGTGGCGGAAAGTGAATCAGTAACATTCACTTCTTAATATAACCACGCTTATCAACATCCACATTGAGCAGATGTGAGCGAGAGCTGGCGATGATATGAGCCGCGTTTAAATACATTCGATAGTCATTGCGATAACCGTCTGCTGAATGTGGGTGTTGAGGAAAAAGGAGGATACTCAAATGCAAGCATTACAAACATTTAATTTTAAAGAGCTACCAGTAAGAACAGTAGAAATTGAAAACGAACCTTATTTTGTAGGAAAAGATATTGCTGAGATTTTAGGATATGCAAGATCAGACAATGCCATTAGAAATCATGTTGATAGCGAGGACAAGCTGACGCACCAATTTAGTGCATCAGGTCAAAACAGAAATATGATCATTATCAACGAATCAGGATTATACAGTCTAATCTTCGATGCTTCTAAACAAAGCAAAAACGAAAAAATCAGAGAAACCGCTCGGAAATTCAAACGATGGGTAACATCAGATGTCCTACCAGCTATTCGCAAACACGGTATATACGCAACAGACAATGTAATTGAACAAACATTAAAAGATCCAGACTACATCATTACAGTGTTGACTGAGTATAAGAAAGAAAAAGAGCAAAACTTACTTTTACAACAAGAAATTGGAGAGCTAAAACCCAAAGCAGACTATGTAGATGAAATCTTAAAGTCAACTGGAACATTAGCTACAACTCAAATCGCGGCAGACTACGGTATATCAGCACAAAAGTTAAACAAACTACTACACGAAGCTAGATTACAACGAAAAGTGAATAAACAGTGGGTGCTTTACTCAGAACACATGGGCAAGAGTTACACAGAATCAGACACTATACCAATTGTACGCTCTGACGGTAGAGAAGACACAGTTTTACAAACTAGATGGACACAAAAAGGTAGATTGAAAATACATGAAATCATGACTGAATTCGGTTATGAAGCTAACGTAACTGCTTAACAGGAGGGCGCAGCAAATGGAAGATCAAAACAAAAAAGTCATTTATTACTACTATGACGAAGCAGGTAATAGACAACTATTATCAATTGGAGATTTGAATCTCTATTTATTAAAAGATATTAAATCAAGATTTGGTTTATATAAAAAACAAATCCCTGATTTAGATAATCTGTTCGTTCAAATAGACGGTGTTGAATTTAAAGTACTATAACCCGAGCAATGCACCTCTTAAACAACATTATACACGAAAGGAGCATAAACAAATGAACACACTATACAAAACAACCTTCCTCATCACAATGGCAGTTGCGACTTGGAAGGTTTGGAAGATTGAGAAAAACACAAGATTTAAACTTAGAAATTTTGATTATCCAAAAATTAATAATGCTCAGAGCAAATCATTGTTGGATATTGCTAGTCACGATTTAAAAGATATTTAACTGTATTCAAAATTTTCATATCTTGTTGAGCTTTTAAGCTTTCGTATAAAGCTATTGAATAAATAATTTCGTAAGATACGTTTTCAGGAGCATCTTCTTTCAACTTATTTATTCTATCTCTAAAAAAGTCACTGTCACCACCGAATTCTTTTTCGGCTTGATTACTAAGTTCACCAAAGAAATTTTGAAAATCATTAAATTCCATACTTATCACCTCCTTTCACTAGGAGATAACTAAATTATACACGAAAGGAATGGTAGAAGTGCCACCACACATTCAACAAATGTTATACGAAATCCAGTTAAAAGCTGGTATACCTCAAAAATTAATGGAAATGCAAGGTTTGATAAACGATGAAACAACCAAAGAGGAGAAAAAAGAAAATGAGTGACACATATAAAAGCTATCTATTAGCAGTATTATGCTTCACAGTCTTAGCAATTGTACTCATGCCGTTTCTATACTTCACTACAGCGTGGTCAATTGCAGGATTCGCAAGTATAGGGACATTCATATTTTATAAGGAATACTTTTATGAAGAATAAAAAAACTGCTACTTGCGCCAACAAGTAACAGTGACAAACGATTAACAAAATTAATTCGTGTTCAATATAAAACGAAAAACGGAGGAAGTCAAGATGTATTACGAAATAGGCGAAATCATACGCAAAAATATTCATGTTAACGGATTCGATTTTAAGCTATCCATTTTAAAAGGTCATATGGGCATATCAATACAAATTAAAGATATGAACAACATACCAATTAAACATGCTTATGTCGTAGATGAGAACGACTTAGATATGGCATCAGACTTATTTAACCAAGCAATAGATGAATGGATTGAAGAACACACAGACGAACAGGACAGACTAATTAACTTAGTCATGAAATGGTAGGAGGTATGAAAAGTGAATGATTTACAAGAGAGAGAATTAGAAACATTCGAACAAGACGACCGATTCAAAGTAACTGATCTAGACAGTGCTAACTGGGTTTTTAAGAAACTGGATGCAATCACAACTAAAGAGAATGAAATCAACGATTTAGCAAATAAAGAAATTGAACGCATAAACGAATGGAAAGATAAAGAAGTAGAAAAATTACAGAGTGGCAAAGAATATTTACAAAGCCTTGTAATTGAATATTACAGAATACAAAAAGAACAAGATAGCAAATTCAAGTTGAATACACCTTACGGAAAAGTGACAGCCAGAAAAGGTTCAAAAGTCATTCAAGTTAGCAATGAGCAAGAAGTCATTAAACAACTTGAGCAACGAGGTTTTGACAACTATGTAAAAGTAACTAAAAAACTTAGCCAATCAGACATTAAGAAAGATTTCAATGTAACTGAAAACGGCACATTGATTGACGCAAACGGCGAAGTTTTAGAGGGTGCTAGCATTGTGGAGAAACCAACGTCATACACGGTAAAGGTGGGAGAATAGATGACTGAAAAAACTAATCAAGATGTCGATATTTTAACGCAACTAGGTGTAAAAGACATCAGCAAACAAAATGCAAACAAGTTTTATAAATTTGCGATATACGGCAAGTTCGGTGCTGGTAAAACTACGTTTTTAACAAAAGATAACAATGCCTTAGTACTAGATATAAATGAGGACGGAACAACGGTAACAGAAGATGGGGCAGTTGTGCAGATTAAGAATTATAAGCATTTTAGTGCAGTGATTAAAATGCTGCCTAAAATTATTGAACAACTAAGAGAAAACGGAAAACAAATTGATGTTGTAGTGATTGAAACAATCCAAAAGTTACGTGATATCACTATGGACGACATCATGGACGGTAAATCAAAGAAACCGACATTTAATGATTGGGGCGAGTGTGCTACACGCATTGTAAGTATTTATCGTTATATTTCTAAATTACAAGAACATTATCAATTTCATCTTGCTATAAGCGGACACGAGGGCATTAACAAAGACAAAGATGATGAGGGAAGTACTATCAATCCAACAATCACGATAGAGGCACAAGACCAAATAAAAAAAGCAGTCATCAGTCAATCTGACGTGTTAGCAAGAATGACAATAGAAGAACATGAGCAAGACGGCGAAAAAACTTATCAATATGTACTTAACGCTGAACCATCAAATTTATTCGAGACAAAGATAAGACACTCAAACAACATCAAAATTAACAACAAACGTTTCATTAATCCAAGTATTAACGATGTTGTACAAGCAATTAGAAATGGTAATTAAAAATTAATTAAAAGGACGGTATAAAAATTATGAAAATCACTGGTAGAACACAATACATTCAAGAAACTAATCAAGAGGCATTCATGAAAGGTGGGGACTTTTTAGGAGCTGGAGAATTTACAGTAAAAGTTGCAAATGTCGAGTTTAACGACAGAGGAAACAGATACTTCACGATTGTTTTTGAAAACAACGAAGGTAAACAATACAAACACAACCAATTCGTCCCACCATTCCAACAAGATTATCAAGAAAAACAATATATCGAGTTACTTAGTAGATTAGGAATTAAATTGAACTTACCAGATTTAACTTTTGACACAGATCAATTAATTAACAAAATCGGAACTATTGTACTTAAAAATAAATTTAACGAGGAACAAGGCAAGTATTTTGTAAGACTCTCATATGTAAAAGTTTGGAATAAAGACGATGAAGTAGTTAATAAACCAGAACCTAAAACTGATGAGATGAAACAAAAAGAACAGCAAGCAAATGGTAAACAGACACCTATGAGTCAACAATCAAACCCATTCGCTAATGCTAATGGTCCAATAGAAATCAATGATGATGATTTACCGTTCTAGGACGTGGTTTAAATGCAATACATTACAAGATACCAGAAAGACAATGACGGTACTTATTCCGTCGTTGCTACTGGTGTTGAACTTGAACAAAGTCACATTGACTTACTAGAAAACGGATATCCACTAAAAGCAGAAGTAGAGGTTCTGGATAATAAAAAACTATCTATAGAACAACGCAAAAAAATATTCGCAATGTGTAGAGATATAGAACTTCACTGGGGAGAACCGGTGGAATCAACTAGAAAATTATTACAAACAGAATTGGAAATTATGAAAGGTTATGAAGAAATCAGTCTGCGCGACTGTTCTATGAAAGTTGCAAGGGAGTTAATAGAACTGATTATAGCGTTTATGTTTCATCATCAAATACCTATGAGCATAGAAACAAGCAAGTTGTTAAGTGAAGATAAAGCACTATTGTATTGGGATACAATCAACCGCAACTGTGTAATTTGTGGAAAGCCTCACGCAGACCTAGCGCATTATGAAGCAGTCGGTAGAGGCATGAACAGAAATAAGATGAATCACTATGACAAACATGTATTAGCGTTATGTCGCGAACATCATAACGAGCAACATGCGATTGGCGTTAAGTCGTTTAATGATAAATACCACTTGCATGACTCGTGGATAAAAGTTGATGAGAGGCTCAATAAAATGCTGAAAGGAGAGAAAAAGGAATGAATAGACTAAGAATAATAAAAATAGCACTCCTAATCGTCATCTTGGCGGAAGAGATTAGAAGCGCTAAAAAAATTAAAAAATTTACCCCTGAGGATTCTAAAGGTTTTCCTGATATAACAAAAGATTCAATAAAAGAACCTAAATAAAAATATTATGGTTGATAAAATCCCATTGTTCTTTTGTTAACCACCCTTGTTTGTTATTGACTATTTCTGTAACAAACAGCTTATCTCCAGAATCGAGATAAGGTTTCAACTTTTCTATCATTTCTGAAGTTGATAAAGAAGAACGGAATAAAAATGAAGATTTCCAATAATTGCAATGACCATTAGAAATTTCCTTTTTTATAACATTTCTCAATTCCTCATATTTTTGTCCGGGTGAGTTTAAATCATATGTTAACATATAAGGTTTTTCCATATTTTATTCACCCCCAATCTAACGCAGTAGCGATAACAAAATTATACCAGAAAGGAGAATCAATATGACTGATCAACCAAGTTACTACTCAATAATAACAGCAAATGTCAGATACGATAACCGACTTACTGACGGTGAAAAACTACTTTTTGCAGAAATAACGTCTTTAAGTAACAAGTACGGATACTGCACAGCAAGTAATGGTTACTTTGCAACTTTATACAACGTTGTTAAAGAAACTATATCTCGTAGAATTTCAAACCTTACCAAGTTTGGTTATTTAAAAATTGAAATTATCAAAGAAGGTAATGAAG